GATCCGGACTAAATGCATTTAACAGGCCGTTCAGGACGCTACCGGCGGATGCTCCGTACGCAATGCCTGTAGTCAATTTGTCCATTTTCATAGTCTCCCCCTTCCGGTTTTACGGTTGGGCTCGTAAAAAATTGATAAAAAAAAAGCTGCCTTTGCGGCAACTTTTAAAATTTGATGTAAATCAAACGATGACAACTTTCAGGCAATAAGCGTCCATCTCTTAGCCATTTGGTCCATATTTGTAGCAGAGTTAATACCTGATAATTTGACTTAAAAAATAATTATATTTCTTTAAATAAAGTTATAAGATCGATTTTGATCTTATTCTCCTGGTGTTGGCTAACGTTGCCACCTCACTCCTCTAACGGAATGGGAGTGAGGTTTTTTTTGCCGAGGAAAAAGATAACACTTCATTAATGCATTTTATAATCGTTATGATTGATCGTTTTTGAGCTATCGATCGTTGCAACCGATCGTTTTCCTACCTTCAGCTCTAAACGTTTGGCCCACAGTGTTAGGCCAATAATCCTAACGATACTGAGCATAATGAGAATTGCTTTTCACGGAAGCGAATGCGAGGTAATTATGATGAGGATATATGACTATTATTATGTCAACCAATCTCCTGATACGTCAGGAAAAAATTGTGTCTGCGCAGGACGCTGCACGTTAGACCCCTGCGCACATCATTGGCGCTTTCTGGGGGCTTATGAGAATTCGATTAATGCTGTAAATGAGGCTTCAAGGAAGGGATATCACAATCTTATAGTATGTGGTTGCAAGCTCTGCGCAGGCCGAAGATGTTTCAACCTGCCTGAAGATCGAAGATATTGGTAGTCTATAAATTTGAAGTGGCGTGTTCTGATTAAGAAAACGTTGTACGCCGCTTCGTCCATTTAACGAATCAACAAACCCGCTCATGTGGGTTTTGATTACCTCCTGGATGAGTAAGAGATAACCTCACGTAAGAGATTAAATGACCGACGCTCATGCGAATGCTCCTTTCAATCACTCCGGGTTATCCCATCCTCGCAGACTGAAAAGCATTGTTTGGAGCGGGCAGTGGGAATCGAACCCACATCATCAGCTTGGAAGGCTGAGGTAATAGCCATTATACGATGCCCGCAATACACTTTAAAAACACATCAAGGAGAAAAAAATTGACTTTGAAAGCTCAAGGTTTGAACCACATACAGAGTTTGTCAGCGTGCTAAGAAATAGAATGACCCCGATTGCAATCAAAATCACACTAGCCCAGGCGAAAATCCATTTCATAATCCGCCTCCAGCGGCTTTGACGGTTCAGTTGTGTTTGACCCGCCACCGAGGTTTCGAACCTCTCACCTAAACACTAGTTGTATGGCTCTTTGCAATTGAGTTAGTGGCGGTTTGGTACACCGTACTGGATTCGAACCAGTGGCCTATTGCTTAGAAGGCAATTGCTCTATCCAACTGAGCTAACGGTGCTTTGGTGGCCCTTGCTGGGCTTGAACCAGCGACCGAGCGATTATGAGTCGCGCGCTCTAACCAACTGAGCTAAAGGGCCGAGCGCCGCATTCTATACGCCGCCACATAACCGCACAATACTTAAGGTAAATTTAAAGACAACAACATGCGGAAAATCCCGTATGTAAAAAAGCCCCGACCGGTTAAGAATCGAGGCTTGATGATTTTTTGTGGCGGTCATCTACAGAAACGCCCATGATTTAGAGAAGTTACGCCAAGTTTATGCAAAATGCAAGACTTACTTATAAAAATGTCGTTAAGATCCCCGATCATCCTATCTGGTGGTTATTCTCTGGAACACTGCATCAGCATGGCTCTCTTCCTGCTCGCATTTAGTCACCAGCGACTCATACAGCGGTTTCCAATTACGTGACCAAGACGATTGGGTCAATTCTGGGAGCAACGCTGTAATTGCCGCATAGGCGGTTGAGGATGGTGTTCGTTTGAATCCCCTGCCCGCGCACCGATCACAAGTCTTATCGACCGGAACGCCGAGAAGGTTAGATTTCTCCAGGTCACGCACGCGACCGGTACCATTACAGCGGCAGCGATGCGAGATTGTCCCCTTCCCGTTGCAGGACTGACAGAGCTCTTTCACCGTCTGGTTTTCAGTTACCTCTGGAATCTTCATCTCACCATCAGAACCAACATAACCGGCATATTTCACAACTTCGCGTTTGACCATCAGGAACCCGGCGCCAGCACAATCAGTACAGGTGCTAACGCTCCCCGCCGATTTGCAGTATTCCTCATAAGCCATCTTCGCGAGGATCACCATGCAATGCGCCATCCGGCGGCCAGCTGCTTTACCAACGTGCTTACCGGCGTTCTTCATGGCGTAGACAGAAAGCCGTTCAATGGTGCGTTGACCATCCTCTTTGCTGATGCCATTTTTACCGAGGAAAGCGCCCATTCCGAAAGATGCCTGAGATTCTGCCATACCCAGACAAGCGGCGAGATCTGGTCCCGAAAGTGAATCCGATGCGGTAGCCGGCGGCACGTTGGTGAACGTTTGAGTTTTGGGGTTGAACTGCTTGAGTGCGTTTTCCAGTTTCATCAGGCGGCTACCTTCTTGGTGAATGGCTGCTCTCTTACTTCACAGCAAGTGAGCATCATGTCGTTGAAATCCCCCTGATCCGGCCATCGAATACTGACCTTTTCGAGGTCATTTTTTGCTACCAGATTAGCGTGGGCGCATGCGAAAGCGGCGGCGTGACCAGTAGCGGAATGAGGATCCATATCTGCAAAAATAATCAGGTGTTTGACGCCGAGCGGGACGCGAAATTTAGCCATGAATCCCGAGTTGATGACTGACCAGGTATTCACCCCGTATATTTTTTTGCATGAAAGTGCAGTCTCTATACCTTCAGCGATACCAAGGGTTGTAGCAGGTGGAAACATGCGGATAGCCACGGACTCTGCATACTTCAGAACGTTTTCTTCCTGAAGTGATGTCAGCTTTTTCGATGCCGGAACTGAAGCCTTTTTGTCCCCATCCAGTAGCGTCCTGTGCAGGTAGCAGAGATTAGCTTTATCATCTGTAGCAAGTGACCAAATGGCCTGATGCTCTGTTCCGTTAGTAGCTTTCTGTGAGGCGCAATAACGCACTGCCTCAGGTGGCATTTCATAAATCCCACGATTGTTGAGGTACTTCTCACCATCAGTGCGCGCCAGAGTCGTCATCCGGGAAAACATGCTAATCACTCGTTCACGTGTTTTTGAGATGTCGCTTTTCACAGGCGCCAGTTGGCTACGATCAGACTCGTAGGTGTTGCCAATAATCTCATCCACCTCAGTCATCAAATCTTTGATTTCTTTATTCTGAGTGAGTGATAAAAGTTTCCAGCCATCACCACGATTACATGTACAAATAAACGTTCCGCGCCCTTCCATATCATCACAGCGATATTTACCCTTACTCCCGCAGATTGGGCATTTTCCTTTGAAATGCCTCTTGCCGGTGATCGGAGGTAAGCCGTAGAAGTCGAGAATCTTCGCCCATTGCCCTATTGCTGCATCACGTGTTTTCAAAGATTTTCTCCTACATTCCGATTTAATAATTGCTGACGAATTTTAATAAGTTGGGCTGTTCTCTCTGCCGCTGTCGTCGGTTGTGCGCATGTAAGTTTGAGTTCCGGCTGAACCTCTGGTTTGCTCTGTTTCTTGGTGCCCTTAGCAAAGACGATGCGCTTATGCTGAATGTAATTGCTTACCTCAGGTGACAGCTGTACCGGATGGCTGCTGAGACCTTTAGGCCAGGTACCGAATTTGTCCTTGAATGTGTGAGCACACCAGCCGTCACTCACAGGCTTACCCTGCATAGCGCGCTGACGCTGATAGAAAATAATCTGCGACCACCATGATTGCTTTTCCTTGAGGGTTGGCGCTTTTTTCTTGCCGCTAAGCTGCTTGAGTCCACGCGTTGTATCAGTCTCAACATCCTCACCGGCCAGTGGCTTAAATCCACATTTAGGGCAAACGTAATTGCCAGCTGGTTTCATGAAGTGGCACTGGGTGCATTCTTTCGGGAGTTTTTCCAGCTTCTCAGCTGCTTTCTGAGCGGCAGCGTCTTTCATGCCGTCGCTTTTTGATGGCAGTTCGTCATATTCAATGCTGTCAGGGAATCCGAGGCGGATCACCGAGCCTGAGTGATCGAATACCAGGCAGGCATCTTTGCCCGGGGCTGTTCGCAGGCCCCGCCCAATTGTCTGCAACCAGCGGGTTTCTGATTTGGTAGGTCGGGCATATATGATGGCGCGTACGTCACTGTCAAAACCGGCGATGAGAGTACCGACACTGACCAGAATCTTTGTAGCCCCCTGCTCAAACCTGTGAATAATCATCAGGCGGTCTTCATGAGGTGTATCTGCTGTGATCACCTCAGCATTCACGCCAGCCTCGTTGAATTTGATGGTGACGAAATTTGCGTGCTTAACGTCCACGCAAAAGGCCACAGTCGGCAGATCACGCCCATGCGCCAGCCAGTTACTGACAATGTCGCCAACCAGTGCAGAACCGCACATGATTTCAGCCACCTCATCCTCTTTGAAATCCGCACCGTATTCATCTGAGCGTGTGGTTTTAACATTTCTCAAATCAGGTTTAGTCGGTGCGAAAAACTCATAACCACACAGAACGCCGGTTTCCATCAGCTCTTTGATGGTGGTCGGCTTGATCAGGCGCTGGTAATACTTGCCAAGGAATGGCGCAAAGGGAGTACCAGACAGGCCGATCACCTTCACGTTGGTTTCTTCTGTGAGGTATTTAATGACCTCGAGCATTTTCTTGCGGCGAAGGTGGGCTTCGTCAATGATCAGCAGGTCAATGTTTTCTGGGAAGTCACGACGGATCAGAGTGTCAGCAGATGCAATCTGAATCAGCCGCTCAGGGTCGTGGTTTGGGTGATCGCGCCAGATATACCCGATCTGTTCTTCTGGCAATCCGTATTGTGCAAAACGCTTAGCAGTCTGAGTAATGAGTACTGTGTACGGGCAGACCATAAGAACGCGCATACCGCGTGAGACGAACCCGTCAGTGATGAATGCACTGAGCCCAGTCTTACCGCTACCTGTAGGGCTGTAGACCATGAACGAGTTGTACTGTTTCCAGTCGCGTCGTAACATGTCGATCGCACGTTGCTGTGCTAAATTCGCAGTGATGTTAAGCATGTTGTACCTCAGCAAGGACCGGCACGGTATAACTCGCCAAAGTGTGACGCGCCGGTTTCTTGCTTCCCTTCGAGGTTTCAGCGTTCAAATATAATTTCATCGAAAACCTCCCCCTCAGTGATTAATTCGCTTAGCCAGAACCGAAGCCCTGACCGGTTATGCGGCTAACCTTCTAGCCATCTAAACTTCTGTGTCGCTTTTTCTAAAGACAGTGATCTTCTTTAAGTAAAGAGCCCTTCCTTTGGCTAGGCCTTCCCTAACACCCCTCTTTCAAAGATCACCCCCCAACCCCCCTAGAAAGTTTTCTCCCCTCTTCCCCATTCGTACTATTTTGCTAGTACAGGATCTGAAGGCTTTCTTGGAGGGCTTACTCACCAACCAGTTTCGGTTTAGCTGTTAAACCTGAGCTGGCCGCTGAGTATTTCCGGACGAACTCCCTAAGGCGCGTATTTGCTTCGTGACGCGCTTTGTTTTCTTGTTTGAAACTGACCGGCTCGCTGTCCCATGCAATCTGGTAAACTTCAGCGTACCTTGTCGCGATTTTCCCTCTTGCCGCCGGTCCTAACTCACTCAGCATTTTTTGAATCCACTCACCATCCGCCTCACTGAACACTGAAGGCATAACCGTTCGGTGGAAATCAGGCACTTTGCAATTTTCCTTTTGGGATTTGGCTCGGGAATTTCCTCCATTCCTCTGCCTCGACATCACCGTTTTCATGCAAGGTGATGACAATATTTCGCTTATATTTAAGAGCCTTATTGATAGCGCTTTGCCGCACGCCAAGTAAATTTGCCGTATTAGCCTGGCCGTGTTTCCCGACAAAGGCTGAAAGAGATAATTTTTGCATCGTCGAACTCCATTAATATCCTCACGCAAGTATCACCGCTAGAGATTATTTAGTCAACACCTGCGGTGGTTGATTTATATTCCCTGCGGTGATATTTTGAAGGTATGAAAAAGAAACCACTTACTTCCGAGCAAATCGCCGATGCTCAGCGCTTGAAGGCGCTATATGAAGCGAAAAAGAAACCCTTGGGGCTTTCTCAGGAGACTATTGCTGATGAGTTAAATATTGGACAAAGTGCCGTAGCCTCCATGCTTAACGGGGTTAATGCACTGAATACAAGCAACGCAGCTGCGTTTGCTAAAATTTTGCAGGTGCCCGTCAGTGAATTCAGCCCTTCGATTGCAGAGGAAATCGCAATAATGGCTCAGTCACTAAAATCTGATGATTTTGAATATGCAGGCAAACCGCGTATTGGTACGGTACCCGTTGTTGGCGAAGCCATCCTGGGAGTTGATGGCATGATTGATATGGTAGAGATTCGAGCTGGCTGGCTTCAAATTTATAGTGCCGACAAAGATGCCTATGGCCTAAAGGTGAAGGGTGACAGTATGCATCCTCGCATACAGTCGGGTGAGTTTGTAGTGATCGAACCGAACACTCACGTTCACTCTGGCGATGAGGTGTTTGTCAGAACCTTGGATGGCCATAACATGATTAAAGTTATGACTAAAACCCGTGATGGCAGCTATCAATTTTCTAGCATAAACAATGAGCACAAACCTATAACTCTTGACCCAAGTGAAGTAGAGAAGATGCATTTCGTTTCGGCCATTGTTAAAGCCACTAGGTACATTGATAACGATGAAGCTCCGCAAAACCGCACACCTTCGTTTCCTATCAATTAACTACATCCCCCCAGTATAAAACCGGCCTAAGAGCCGGTTTTTTTATGTCAGCACCTTCACCTGATTATTCATTACGAATAAAAATCACTATTACAATCAAACAATAACCGCCAGAGATAATTTATTATCACCGCTGGAGTTGACATATAAATCTCCAGCGGTGATACTCATCTCAACGCAAACAATGGAGCACTGAGATGAACATTAGAGTCCAAGATTTAATAATAGAGTGC